ACGTTTGCTGCGACGAAGTCCCAGCGAGTCGTTGCGCGATACACCAACTGATCCTGCTCGAAGGAATTGAGCGCAGAATTTGAGAACTCCACGTTCATATCCCGACGTGATCCGAGGTACGCCGCTTGACTCATGTCGCCGATGTGCGCAACAATTTTGCTTGCGCTCGATGTTGCGTTCATTTTTTGACAAATCACAACGGGGTAACCCAAGAACGACAACTTCTTATCGCCCGAGAGAAGATCCGATTGCGTGTTGCCAGCGGCAACAGCAGCAAGTCGCAGGAACACACCATTCCACGCTGCTTTGGAGCAGAAGATTTTCGTGTTTGGGTTGTCCGCGTATTGCGGCAGAAGTGCAAATGCTGCCGAAATGTTTGCGAGAGTGATCAATGCAAAAGTTGATGAGCCTGCGCTAGGAGTGTGAGTTCCTGCCGAACCGACCGCAGACGCGAGACCCAACATACCGCCGTAGGTGCTTGTGCCGTCTCCAAGGAACGCGCAACCATCTTCGAGCGACGCCTGCGCGTAACTCATTTCGGATGCGAGGTCGTCCGCCCATGAGATCATCGAGTCCTCGTTCAGTTCGCTCGAGACCTTGTTGAGAACCATGCTCTTCTTTGCGACGAGGTTGATCTGCTGGAAGGTTTCGTCGCTCTGAGTTCCTGCCGCTGCTTCACCGACGAAGTATGCGGTGAGATTCGTCGCGCGTCGTGGGATGCGCAGAATGTCCGAGGTCATCGGAAAAATGCGCGCGTGCTGACGAATGACTCCGAACGTTTCGCGCAACGTGATGAGCGTGTTCGAGAACTCTTCTGGCACAAGGAAGCCGCCCGCTGAGGACGATCCTTCATTGTTTGCCTTGATGACGATGCCGTTGTCGCTGCACCATTGTGCCGACTTCTTGTTTCCGAGCGATGCGTGCGCCCACGAACCGAAGCGGTAAGCCTCGTCCGCAGACTTGAAACTCTTGAGACGTGAGAACATTTTGGGTGCGGTCACGGTGACTGCCTTTCGTGTTGGGGTTGACTCTGCGCGAGCGATTGCGATTTCTTCGCGAACGGCTTTGGCGACTTCGACTGCGAGACTCTTTTCGGGAGCCTCGTCTGTGTCTGCCGATGCTTCCATCGGTGCGCCTGCGCTAAGTGTGACTTCGTAATTGATCGACGCGGGGTCAACTGGGTTGCCCTCAGCGTCAACGATGATGAGATCCTCCAAGATGAGAGCCTTTGCGACTTCGTATCGCTTTGCTCCGACTTGGTCTGCGAGATTTTGAAGAGACTTTTGGGTCTCTTCGACGGTTGCCTTTTTCATATGTGCCTTTGGTTGGATGAGTGAACGAGATAAACGCGTGTCCGCGAGTCACTCGTTCGAGCCTTACGGCTCACCGATCCGACCATGACGCTCTGATACTAGGCGCGACGTTGGAAAAGTCAGGCGCGGAAGTGTCCGCGCATCTTCGCAACCTCGCGTCGCGCGGCGTCGATCACGTCTTGCCGACCGATCGACGGAACGGTGACGCGCACCGTGTATTCCTTGCGCGTACGCTTTACTGGGACGTTGATCGAGTTCACATCGGGGTCATCGTGATTCGCGTACACGGTCCGAATGAGGTCTTGCAAAGGAACGTCGGCTTGGTTCCCGCTGGAATCGCGGATTGTTTGAACCGCTGGCTCTTTGTATCCGCCAGGGTAACGCTGTTCTCCGATGAGTTCGTAGCCCATTGCGCTCATGGAATCTCTGAACTCATCAACATTTATTCGCCCAGGTGTCCTCGGCAAAAGGAAGTTGTGCTGTTTCGGTTTGTTCAACCCAGCCGCTGGCGGCTTGCCCTGCGCTTGTTGCGTGTTGTTCAGTTTCGGGCTCGGCGCGCTTGCACTTGGTTTGCTTGAAGATCCACCGCCACCACCACCGCCGCCGCCACTACCACAATCATTGCCTGTCTGAAATCCGTCGGAGCCAGTGCCGCAGTTTTTGACCTCGCACCCGAGCGCGAGCAATGCCGCTCTCGTGACGAGCCCCTTGCTCACCGCCATGATGAGCGCGTCTTGATTCGCTGGCACGGAGACGACCGAGACCTCCATGAGTCGCCACTTTGAGTACACGCGCTTCACACTCGCGCCGTACTTTTCGCTGTCGCTCTTGGTCGCGTTTCGCAGTCCGCCTTCGCTCGGAACGTAGCCGATCGAGACGCCCTTGAGCGCGCCAAACTTGATCAACGCGCCGATGGTGTCGGGAAACCACTCGCCCTCGTGATCCTCTGGACGAGGCGCAAGCACGAAGTCGGCGTCGATCGACGACTCGCCGCGCCGCATCTTGCGCATGATCCCGATCGGCTTGAGCGGGTCGTGCGCGTAAAGCAGCACGGGATTTCGTTCGTAGTCCTTCGAGTTCATCCCTGCGGGAATCACGACCTCGCTGTCGCGGTCGATCGCGTTGGTCGTGATGACGGCGGTGAAACTCGTCTCGCCGTTCGTCGTTGCTTTTTCCGTGAAGTCTGCGCTGAATGTTTTTTGGTTCATGAGTTATTCCTCCGAGACTTCTGCCATGATCGTGCATCGGCAGTTTGGGTGTAGTGGTGGTCCGCTTGTTGAGTCGAAGTCGAGCGTCATTGTCTTCTCGCCGACTTTCAATGTGTGTCCGAGCGCGTAGAACGGCTCGTTGAGCCCGACGCTTTTCTGACCGAACTCTTCGTAGGCGGCGCGGCAAAACTCGCACGCTCGCGGCGAGATCATCCAGTACTTCCCCGTGACGACGCCCGACGCTTCCCACGATGCAATCTGTCCGTCGGTAAATGCGCGCGACGACTCCGTGCGCGCGATCATGATCGCACGATCGCCCGTCATTTTGCTTCCGATTGTTTCTTGCAGCATCTCGGCAGTCTGCCGCATTGTGAGATTTTCTTCAATGCTCGACTGCATGACCGTGCCGATCTTGTCTGCGACCGTTCGCGAGACCGATTGCGCCATGCGTTCGCTCGCGCGCCCTGCCGCGTCGCGAACTTGCTGCGAATACTTGCCAGCGGTCGCGGCGAAATCGTACGAACCGTCTGGCAACTGCCCGAGTCCCGCTTGCGCGCCCGCGTCGGCGATGAATTGCGCGTACGGGATTGCGCTTGTCGCGATCGCCGTCGCAAGTTGTGCGCTCAATTCCTGCGATCGCTTGAGCGCGTCGCGAAGTTTCGCGGTCGTGAGCGCAGAATCGCCGCCGAGTTTCAATTTGTTCGTCAAAAGTTTCACGTGAGCGTCGATTCGTCGCTTGACGTCATCGGAGAACGCGTTGACGGTGCGCGTCTCGACCTCCTCGAATGGGAAAAGTTCATCCTTTGCCTTGACGACGAGTCCTTCCGCGTTGAATGCGAGCCAGTGCAGCGATCCACGCGACGACTTGCACGTTGGACACGGGCAAACCTTGACGAGATGCTCTACCACGTGACCGCCTGGACTGCGTCGCACGCGAAAGCGCGTGTCGATTCGCGACCGTCCCACTTGACCGCTGCGATTCGTGCCTCGAGTGCATCACACTCGCGACGAACCGTTGAGATGTGCGCGCAGACCCTGTCGAACTCGTCGAGTGAAAGAATGCCGAGCGCGGCGTTGCGCTGCGTGTACTCAGGTGCGACGGCAAGAATACGATCGCCTGCTTGTCCTTTGATTGAAGCGATTTGCCACGCGACCACGTCGAGCCATCTTCGATCGTCGATGACGCGCACCGAGCCGTCGGGCGAGTATTCGCGCTCGAGGTGCGTGACGCTCACGCGCTGACCTCAAAGAACACTGCGGGGATCGTGCCTGAATTGCGGTCGATCGTGAGAGTGCCTGTCGTCGCAGCGAGTTCGGGCAGATCGAAGGTGAGGTACTCGTTCGTGTACACCCCGCGCGATACGCTCGTATTCGTCGGGGTCGGATGCCCGAACGCATTGATGCCCTGCGCATTGAGCGTGTAGACAGGAGTCAGCGCGTCGAATGTCGAGGCGAGATAATGAAAACCAGCCGCGAGAGTTGTTGCGACACTCGTTGCGCTGATCGCGGTTCCTGCGGGTGACGAGAACGGCAACGATCCTGATGTGTACACGCGAGTCGATGGCATTCCAGTCGTTGGGTCGCTTGTGTAGATGCCCATGATGACGTTGCCTGACCCGCCGCCCGTCCCGCAGAAGGTCGAGAGTTTTGTAATCGTCACCGCGCGCGTCAAATAAATAGAACTCCACGCAACGAAGTGATAAGTGTCGGGATCGGCAATCACTGTGCCTGAACTTCCAGTCGCGAGAAATGAAGTGAATCCTGTCGCGGCGTATCGCGGTACGCCGCTGGTCAGCGTCCACTGCGCGGTGTCCGAGCGGTAGCCAGGCAAGCCGTAGCCGTTCGTTCCGTTTGCGCCCGCTGCTCCAGCCGCGCCCGCCGCTCCATCGCCGCCGC